CAGATGATGCAAAATACACTAGTCAAGCATTAGCAAGAGTTAAAGAGTTAATAGAAAAATACAGTATTTGTGTTGTTAACCGAAAAAAAGAATTAGTATTTAAACGTCAATTGATTTGTTGGTATTTAAAAAAGAATACTAAATTAACACTTCAAGAAATAGGAGATATTTGTGGAGGTAAAAATCATGCCACTGTATTACATGCAGTAAGAAGCATTGACAACTATAAATGTTATAACGATAAATACTTTACAGAGGTTACGGATGAACTAAACACCGACTTAAAAAATACATTTATTAACGGAACTAAATTTTAAATTATGAAACTATTTAAAACTAAAACAGTAAAAAAAGCAGATTGGAGTGAAAATGTATACATTCCTAAAAACAATGGAGTTACTAAATCAGTTGCTCAGTTATGGTGGGAGCAGTCAGGTAATTTTAATAGTAGTTTGTACGATAGATTAATGAAAATAAAACATAGTAAGTAATGACAAAAAACGGTGGAATAAGCGAAGAAACAAGAATTGAAAATAAAGCGATTAGAGAAAGTATTTATTTATTAGAAAGTCAATATGTAGCTAAAGGAGAGAAAGGTCGTAGAATCATCTCTAATATGCTAATAAACGAATTTAATATGTGTAACACTTCATTAAATTTATGGTTGAATAGACATATCGACTTTAAAAAAGAGAATTTAAACAGAGTGAAAGAATTTTTAAAGCACTTAGAAGAATGAAAAGTAATGTAGAGGTGTTAATGGATGAAATAACATATAGTAATGAGTTAGGTCAAAGACTTATAAGTTATATTGAAACAGTAGATTTATATCCATATTTTGAGAAAGCATTATTAAACGAAAAAAACAATAAATTAAAACATCAATTATTTATAGGTAAAGTATCAGAAGTAATTGGAAATAATAAGACATTAGAATTGTTAAAAGAAGTTAAAGAAATTATAAATAAAAACAAGTAAAATGAAAATATATTTATTAGCAGTTACAATAATTGCACTAGCTACTGTAATAGCGTGGATGGTTGTAGAAACAATAAGCGTAAAACGTGAAATGAAGCAGTTAACAGATGATTATTTAAAACCTAAAAACGATAGCTTTATTAATTCAAAAGTTAATATTTCGGATACGGTAGAAGATATTGAAAAAGAAGAGCGTTATTTTAATTGGATTGAAAATGCGAAAAAGGATAATAATTAAAGACTGGTCAAAAGCAATGATTAGAAAGCAAAGATTCTTTAGAAAGGATTTTAAAGCGTTTGCAGTAAGTAAAAAATGTTGTGGTTGGTATGTTAACGAAGAAAACGACTAATGAAGAAATGCTTTAACTGTAAAGAATTACTAACCTTAGATAAATTTGATATAGACAATAGAAAGTATCAATTACCAACTGACAAAGGTACTTGCAAAGTTTGTATTAAATGTGAAATTGAAAGGACATTAAAAGATTTATCTACGGTAAAATTCAACTACGAAATAAACAAATTTGAAGTAATAAAGTTTGAAAACAAAGAAGAAGTTAAACAATATTATAATTTAAAATATGCAAAAGAATTTAACAATCAATCAGAAGTTGGTGGCTACTTCAATACTGTTACCTTTTATAAGCGATGTACTTGAAGACTTAATCGACAATACAACAATAAGACGTGATATATTTGACAAACATATGGTTAACAATGCTAGAACATTAATGAAGAAATTCAGAAACACCGATAATGTTTTAATAGGTTCAGCAAGTGTTGAAGCAATTGACCAACAAAGTGAAATATACATTTTACTAAAACAATTTTTTATAGATAATTTAATAATAACAGAAGATGATAGCAGTAAGTAAAACAATGCCTATTAAGGTAAAAGTAACTAAACAAAATAAAGAATCATTTGTTGGAACAGTTATAGAAAGTAGTATTATAACCTATAAAATTGGTTACTACGGTACTACATGGGATTATGAACAGTTTGAATTACATGAAGAAACAAGTGAAATAACAACACCTAAACACTATGATAATAGCAAAGGAACACTTTACAAGGTAGCACAAGAGAGAGGTTGGAATACTTATTTATTTGATATAGTAAAACGTCTTGAGAGAGCAGAAAAGAAAGGAAACTTTAAAGAAGATTTAGAGAAATCAATAGCAGTTATACAACTTTATTTAAAAGAATTTAAAGAAAATAGTTTGTAATTAATTTAATTTAGTTACATTTACAAAAAAAATAGAAATATGCAAAGAATTTATCATCCATACTGGTTATGGGAAGACTACAAAAATGGAATGTATGAACTCAATTCTAATAATGAAGATGAGTTAACAAAAAAATCTATTAACTTATTAAGTGATTTAACTTTATTTAAAGAAGTTGCATTAGAAGTTATTAGCAAATGGATTATTTCAACAAAAGTAAATTTAACTAATCCAAATTGTAATAAAAAAGCATGGTTAGGACAAGCATCATGTAGTTATAAATATAATGTACCTGAATATTTAACACGTATTGCATGGAGTAAATTAACAGATGAGCAAAGAATAAAAGCTGATAATGTAGCAATTGAAGTAATTAAAGTGTTTAATATAGAAAATGAAAAGCAATATAATCAACTATGTATCTTCATGGAAGAATAAAGGGTACAAAAATGGTATTCCAGATGAAGCACCTTTAAGACTTGAACAGTTAAATAAAGTTCCAAGTTATAGGCAAATAGTAAAATCAATTTTAACAAATGATATTCATTTAGAAAAACTAGGATTACAAAAACCAAAATGTAAAGCATATAGCGACATTAAAAGAGCAGAATTAATCCAAAGAGGTGTAATAAAAGAAAGTAATCAATTAAAACTAAAATTATGAATGTATACGATGCAACAGAAGAAAGATTGAAGATAATATTTAATGACTTTGATAATGTATTAGTTGCTTTTTCTTGTGGTAAGGATTCAGGTGTAATGTTAAACCAAGCGTATGACTATGCAGTAAGAAATAATATGAAACATAAATTAGCAGTGTATTATGAAGATTATGAAGCTGGTTATAAATATACGGATGAATACGCTGATAGAATGTTTAAATATTTAGACTTAGAAAGAAAGTATTGGCTATGTTTACCAATTTCAGCTGCATGTTCAGTTTCAATGTATGAACCGAGATGGATTCCATGGGATAAAGATAAAAAGGATATATGGGTTAGAGATATGCCTAACTACGATTATGTTATTAATGAAGACAATTGCCCATATGAATTTATTAAAGGAACAAAAGGATTTGATGCTAGAATACATTTTAGTAAATGGTTTGGTGCAAAATACGGTAAAACTGCAGTATTGATTGGTATTAGAGCAGATGAAAGTTTAACACGTAGAGCCATATTTACTTCTCAGCATAGAAAACATATGCATAAAGGATTAAACTATTCCAAAATAGTAGATAAAAACACAATTAACTTTTACCCTATTTATGATTGGAAAACAACTGATATATGGGTAGGTAATTATAAATTTAATTGGGACTATAATAAAATATATGATTTATATTATTTAGCTGGATTAACTATTGACCAAATGAGAGTTGCAAGTCCATTCCATTTAAGTGGTCAAGAAAGTCTAAAACTATATAAAGTTATTGACCCTAATAACTGGGGTAAAATGGTTGGTAGAGTAAATGGATGTAATTTTGGAGGTATTTATGGTGGTACAACTGCTATGGGTTGGAGAAATATAACTAAGCCAGAACATTTTACATGGAAACAATACGCTGAATTTTTAATGGATACGCTACCTGATAACGTAAAAAAAAAATTTAAATATCATTTAGAAAGATTTATGGATGTTTGGAAAAATAAAGGTTATGGTAGAAATCCAAGAGTTATAAAACAAATAGAGGAGCATGGAATAGAAATTGAAAGGACTGGAGAAATAAGTAAACTATGTAAAAAAGCAGACATTTACGAAATAATTAAAATAAAAGGAGATTGGCCAGATGAAATTAATATTGAAAATTCAACACCTTTTAGACATTGCCCTAACTGGAAAGCAGTATGTATAACTATAATGAAAAATGATTTTGGTTTAACGTATATGAGTTGCTCAAGAAGTCAAGATAAAAATATTTTGAAACAAAAAGGAATGGAAAAATATAAACAATTAAATAATAAATAAAATGGAAAAAGAATTTAAAAGCCCAGTATATAATGTATTAAGAATACATATTGATAAAATAAGAGCAAATGCATATAATCCAAATGCAGTTGCACCACCTGAAATGAAATTACTTGAAACGTCTATTTGGGAAGATGGTTATACTATGCCAGTTGTATGTTATTATTTACCTGATGAAGATGTATACGAGATAGTCGATGGATACCATAGATATACAACATTAAAAACATCTCAAAGAATATTTGAAAGAGAGCAAGGTTATTTACCGTGTGTTGTTATTGAAAAAGATATTACAAATAGAATGGCATCTACTATTAGGCATAATAGAGCAAGAGGTTCTCACTCAATCGAATTAATGAGTAATATTGTTTCTGATTTATTAAATGCTGGTATGAGTGATGCTTGGATAATTAAGCATATAGGTATGGATAAAGATGAGTTATTAAGATTAAAACAAATTACTGGATTAGCTTCATTATTTGCAGACACTGAATTTACTAATAAGTGGGAAGAAAGATAATGATAGCAGTAACAAAAATTATAGATTTATTAGATAAGCCTGCCCTTGTTGGGTGGGCTAATAAATTAGGATTAAAAGGACTATCTTTAAAAGAATACTATTCACAAGTTACAACTGATGGAAATGAAAAACATTATGAAATAGAAAACTATTTTAAACATGGAATCGAATTTAAAGGATGTGAATTACTTTCTGAAAAACTTAAAGATTATGAAGTAATAGGAGTTGAAGAAACTATAACGAATGATTTTTTAATAGGTAGGATTGATTTAGTATTAAAAAAAGATGGATTATTATACGTGTGTGATTTTAAAAGAAATAAAAGCATTTACTTAAAAACTAAGTTACAACTATCAACTTATAAAGAAATGTTAAACGCTGATAAAATATGCTTTATTAATAGTGAAAACTTTGATTTAGTAGAAATTAAAATAGATACATTAAAATATTATACAATTGTAAAAAGATTATATCAAATACATAAATTATTATTTGAATTAAATGAAAGACTTTAAATAATATTACTATATTTGCATAACGAAGCGTAGGAAACTTCAAAGAAATTTTATAACAACAAATAAGCTGAGTATAATTGGTAATCCTACGCACCAATTTGCTCGGCTTTTTTTATTAAAAGTTACTGGTTATCTAAAAACCTTTATTAAAATTATGGTAAGTTTAAAATTTCATGATGTATCATTTAAAGAAGATTACATAGAATTAGATGTAATGATTGATTTAGAACAGTTAGTAATATCAATTTCAAAAGGAAATGATAAAGAAGATGATTCTATAATCTTTTTAGATAGACAAACAGCTATAAAATTAAGTAAAGAACTTCGCAAACAAATTGCGAGAATGCCTTTTTAATATGAATATAGGTTGGATAAAATTACACCGACAATTTAAAGATTGGGAGTGGTATAATAAAAGCGAAATGGTACACTTATTTATTCATTGTTTAATTAAATCTAATTTTAAAGAGGGTAACTTTCAAGGTATAGAAGTTGAAAAAGGTTCGTTTATTACTTCATTAAAACACCTATCAGATGAAACAAATATATCAATTCAGACAATTAGAACTTGTTTAAAAAAATTGCAGTTGACAAAAGAAATTGATGTAAAATCAACAAACAAACTAACAAAGATAACTATTTGTAAATATGAGAGTTATCAGTTTGAAAGTGATGAAGCTAACAAACAACTAACAAACAATCAACAAACAACTAACAAACAACTAACAACAATAGAAGAAAGAAAAGAAAATAAAGAAGTAAAAGAAGATGATAAATCATCAATAGATTATATTAAGCTTTTAGATTATATAAATTTGTCTTTTAATAAAAAATTTCAAAAAGTAAACGATAAAGCAAAGAAACAATTTAATGCACGTTTAAAAGATTATCCTAAAGATACATTTAAAATAGTAATTGACAACCTTAAAAATGACGAATACCATAAAGAAACAAGTTATAAGTTTATTACTCCTGAATACATATCTAGAGAAAAAACAGTTGAGTTACATTCACATAAATTAAACAATGAAGTAGTACAAGACGATTATTATTTAAACATAATGAAAAAACTTAATCAACAATGATATTAAATTCAGGACATAGTACAAAATTCTTGAATGATTACCGAGACGGTAAAGTTCAGAAAGGTTTAGGTTTAGGAATTGAGTTAGATGATTATATTCTTTTTAAGCGTAAACAACTAAATATTATTTTAGGACATGATAATGTTGGTAAGTCTTATTGGTTTGAATGGTATATGTTAGCTTTATCAACTCAACACGATTTGAAATGGTGTATTTGGATGGGCGAAAATTCAAGTGGTCAAGTGATGAGGGATTTAATTCAAATGTATTCAGGTAAAAACTATTTTGATTTAGACTACAAAGAAATCCGTAGGTATGAAATGAAAATTGAGCATTGGTTTAAATTTGTAGATAATTCAAAACTTTATAAACCTGAACAACTTTTAGAAATATTCAACTCTATTGAAGTGGACGGATGTTTTATTGACCCTTTTACGGGTTTAGATAGAGGTATGACTCATGCAGACAATTACAATTTCTTAAATAATGCACGACAATTTTGTAATCAAACTAATAAAACTATTTATTTAAGTACACATCCAACAAGTGAATCAGGTAGAACATCAATGATTTATCCAGCAAAACACCCTTGGGAGGGACATTTAAAGCCACCATTGAAAGCACATATTGAGGGAGGTAAACCTTTTTTAAATAGATGTGATGATATGATAGTTATTCATAGACTTGTTAAGCATGAGGGAATGAAGTTTCAAACTTTAATCGATGTTGAAAAAATTAAAGATAGAGATACGGGAGGCAAACAAACAGAATTAAATGTGCCTTTAATGTTTAATTATAATTATGGTTTAGGTTTTACAAATGGTGGCAAAGATGCAATTAAAAGAAAAAATGGTATTGTAAATGATTTAGTTATAAAACCACTTTCAAGTGCTATGAGTGATTTTGATAAACCAATACAAACAGAATTAAAATATGTTAAACCTGATGATACCCCTTTCTGATGACACAAATAGAAATTAACTTAAATATTGTAAATTTACGAAGTTTACAAGCTACTTTAAAAATAATGCATTTAACGGCGTTAAAAAAAGATAAACAAGGTAATTATACTAAATTACTAGAAAGCTCTTTAGAAGACATTAAAAACGCTTTAAATTGCATTATAGAGTTAGAGAAGATAGTAAGAAGTAACGAAACATTAATATCAAGCTATCAAATAGCATTAATGAGAGTAGATAAACAATTAGAGGAAGCAAAACAAGAAAATAAAAACTTAATAGAATTATTATGATAAACAACGAAGTGAAACAACGAGTTAGAAACATATTAGAAACTAATAAAGATGCTAGAGATTGCGATAGATTATTAATATCAATTATATGGTCTGAAGATTCATGCAATATAGAAGATAAAAAAGACTTTTTAGATATGTTAATAAATGGAGAGTTAACAAGTCCAGAAACGATAAGAAGATGTCGCCAGCGTTTACAAGAGGAAAACGAAACTTTAAGAGGTTATAAATATAAATTAAGAAAACAACTAGGCGAAGAAGTAAGAGCCACAATAAGCAAATAAGATGA